CCACGGCGCGGCGTGATCATGTCCTTCAAAGCCGGGCAAATCCACCCCGGACTGACACGGGCTTGCCGGGCAAAGGCGGGCGAGCGCGTCAAAGAGATCAGGGACCGATAGGCCCTGCGCCCGACCGCCCTTGGGCAAGGCAAGCAAAAAATCAGGAGCCTATCATGGCGAAACCAACGACTTACGTGGGTTCGAACGTGGCGTTCTTCATCGAGGACAGTGCCGCACCGGGCACATTCATTCGGCCTTGCGGCCTGACCAGCCACACTTTTTCGTTCAGCAAGAACACGCAGGACGTGAATGTTCCTGATTGCGACGATTACGAGGCAGCCGCATGGGTCGAGCGCGGCGTTGAAAGCCTCGATTTCAGCGGCAACGGGTCTGGCATCTTGGCGGCCGAGGCGGTCGAGGACTGGTGGGCAGTGTTCAACAGCACAGCCAGCATCAACGGCCGGCTGTATATCGGCGCCAACACCGACACGACCAATGGCCACTATTGGGACGGGAAATTCCATATCACCGGGTTCGAGGTCAATGGCGAGCGCGGCGGCAAGGCGAACATTACCGTCTCGATGGTTTCGGACGGGGAACTCACCTTCAACACGGTGACCTGATGGAGCCTTTCAAGGCGAACTGGCCTTGCGGGGAGGATGACTTTCTTCTTCGCATCGGGGAACTGGAAGCCTTGGACGATCTGACGGCAGCGGGGGTTCTGGATCTTCGCTACCGCCTCGCCCAAGGTCAGCAGCGCGGCAGTCTTGCTTATTCGCCTGTGAAGGTCCGCGAAATCATGGCTTGCCTGCGCCTTGGCCTCATTGGGGCCGGTATGGATCGCGGGAAAGCCGAATTGAAGGCGAAGCAAGCCTTCATCGAAGGCGACGTTTCAGAACTGAACCTGCTGGCCTTCTCGATCATCAGCAACTCGCTCAAGGGCAAGGAGCATGACGAGGTGGGGGAGGCAGGGGCGGCGGAAAACCCGCCCGAATGAAGTTTTCCCAGCTTTACGGCAGCGGGGCGGCGATGGGTTTCCCGCCTCGTGAAGTGAAGCTGATGACGCTGTGGGAATACATGGCCTGCATCAAGGGCTGGAACCGCGCGCAGGGCGGCGGCCACGCCCACAACGGCGATCCCATGACGGATGAAGAATATGACGCGCTGGTGGCGCTAGGCGAGAGGTGGAGCAATGGCGGAAGCGGAAGCCGGTCTTGAACTACCGATCGGTCTGACCGAGCAGAAGTTTTTGCAGCAGTTGGCGCGGATCGAGGCGAAAGCGATAAAGTCGGCGCAGCGCGCAGAGCGTGGCTTTGTCCAAGGCAATCAGCAGATCGCTAAATCGTTCGATGGCATGTCGCGGCGCGCTACGGGGAACCTGCAAAACGTCAGCTTTCAGTTACAGGATATCTTCGTCCAGATTGCTGGTGGGCAGGGCGTTACCCGCGCTTTGGGCCAGCAGTTGCCGCAGCTTCTCGGCGGGTTCGGTGCCTTGGGTGCGGGAATCGGTGTCGCCATTTCCGCCATGCCGCTTCTGATCGGATACTTCACTGACGCTGGTGACGAATCCGAGGACTTCAAGAAAACGCTCGAAGGGTTGGAAACGGCCTTGCGTGATTTGGAAACCGCACAGAAGGACCTGGCAACGCCCGTTGACGATCTGATCGAGAAATACCGCACCTTGTCCGGGGTGATGCGCGAAGCCTATGCGGAGCAGCTTCGCGGGGCAGAGCGTGCGCTGAAATCGAGCAGCGCGGATGTGCTAAAGGGCATCACCGACCAGATCGACGTGGGGTCACAGCAATCCAACGCCGACGCCTACCAGCAGACAATCGACGCCGTGACGCGCGCGCTTGAGCAGGGAATCATCACCCAAGAAGAATATAACGCGAGGGTCGCGGACCTTGGCGCGAACGCCGCCCCAACCGTCTCGCTTCTCGATGAACTCGACGCGGCGCTAAAGTCTGTCGCTGACGCGCAAAGCCTTGAGGATTACGCGAGGGCTTGGGCAGACGTGCGCGATTTCATTGCGGCCAATCGCAGCGTTCTGGAGGACAACGGTGTTGCGGTTGATGCGCTGATCGACCAGGCCAACGATTTGACGATCCAGTTTGGCGACGCCAATGCTGCGGCATCTGAAATCGCCGGGGCGCTGGACGTGGCGAGCGGTGCGGCGGTTGGGTTGCAGAGCGCTATGGCTGGCGTCGCGGATAACGCGCGGGCTGCCGCTGCGGCAATCCAGCTAGCGGTTGGGGCGTCCACTATGGCCCCGAGCCTCGACCGCTTCGGCAACGGCGAGGATATCACGCGGCGGGCTGGCGGGCTGGACCTGCAAGAGCAGCAATCGTTCCGATACAATTGGCTGGCTCAGCTAAACGCCGCTCCGGCCCGGTCTGGCGGCGGCGGTTCGCGCAAGCGCAGCGGGAGCAGCCGGGGTGGATCTGGCGGCAGCGGGTCGTCTGGACGCGCGGAACGTCCATTCTTCGAGGATATCGAAAAAGACCTGACAAACCTGCAACGGCAGATCGACCTGATTGGCAAGTCCAACGAGGAAGTGGCGACGGCCAAGGCCCGCTGGGAATTGTTGGACGAGGCCAAGAAGCGCGGGATTACGGTCAACGACACGCTGAACGGGCAGATTGACGCGCAGGCGGCGCAGGTCGGGCGGCTGACGGCGGAACTGGAACGCGGCGAAATCGCGCAGCAGCAATTCGAGGACGCCATCGACGGGGTGGCGGATGCCATCAGCGGGGCGCTTGTGGCGGGCGAGAGCCTGCGCGAGGGGCTTGCGCAGGTGTTCAAGCAGATCGCGGCTGATATCCTGTCCAGCGGCATCAAGAGCGCGCTGATGGGTCAATTTGGTGGCGGCGGTGGCGGCATCCTTGGAGGTATTTGGCGCACTATCAGCGGGGATGCTCTGTCCGGCGCTCTGCGCGGGGCCGGGCTTCCTGCTTTTGACGGCGGCGGCTTCACCGGCATGGGGTCACGCTCCGGCGGTATAGACGGCAAGGGCGGGTTCTACGGGATCCTGCACCCGAATGAGACTGTGATCGATCACACCAAAAGCCAACGTGCAGGCGGTGCTAGTTCTCTGCATGTAACGGCTGAGGTGCTTGAGACCGGAGGGCTGCAAATCTTCGTGCAGGATCAAGCCGGTCGAGTGGTTGCAAAATCAGCCCCGCGCGTTGTTGGGCAGGCTGTCAGCGCCACGCGCAAGTCGATGGGTAAGTCAAAGGCGGGATGGGGCATCTGATGGTCAATGTCTATGCGTTCCCGCCGGTTGCTGTTGTAGCCCGATACTGGACGGTTGAACAGCCGGTCAGCCGTTCGCGCAGCCTGATCACTGGATCAAGTTACGTCAGCGCATCCCAGCGAAAGCGGACGTTGGCGGGGTTTGATATCGTAGGGTGGCCAAAGTATAGCGCCGGTTATCTGGAGGCCCTGTGGCGTTACTTGGACGGGGGCATTAATCTGGTCCGGCTGTCGTCCTGTCGCATCCCTTACGGACGTACGGTCCCCGACGCACAGCGCGGCGTCAAGCCACTTGACTGGTCGATGCCGCCGCAGGATTTGTCTTGGCAGTCGCGCGATACAGAGTTCACGTGGGTCACGCGGATGGGATTCGACTTCACCATCGAAGAAACCGGGACGCCAACAGTTATCCGCTCCACAGGGCTTCCTGCCAATGCCGTCATTGCCATCCCCGGTGAATTCGCCACGGTATCTGTTGATGGCGAACAAGAGGCCATCATGATCACCAACAAGGTTGTATCTGATGCCAATGGGGCTGTTCGGATTCACCTTCAGCGCACCCCCTTGGGTGACGGCGAGGTCAGTATAGGTACAAGGGAGACCGGCGTCTTTGAATTGGCTTCGCCTTGGCCTACTGTAATGAACCGGCTTAACTTGCCGGAAAATTACGGGCTGCAGTTCCGAGAAGTTTTCGCGGACGAGCGCGGCCCGTTCGTGGAACTTGACCCGTGGAGTTGAGGCGCGTCGTTGACCCCGCAACCCTGTCGGCCTTTCGGCAGGGCAGTTATCCGGTCCTGTTCGCTTGGCTGGATTGGCCCGATGCTCCGGTCTGGGCGCATACAGGTGTTGGCCAGATAACCTGGGGTGGCCAGACGTGGACCGGCGTCGGCACGGTCGGCAACGTCCAGATCCCCGAGGAAGGCGCGGAAATTGCTGCGGTCGAGGCGATCCTGTCGCTTGCGGGGGTAGCGGCTGACCTGGACGGATATGCCGACGACACGATCCGCAATCGCAGCATGACGCTGCACATTGGCGCGGTGCTGGGCAGGCCGGGCGGTCATGACGGAAAGCAGACCACGGGGCTGGGCAGCAAGCTTGCGGGAGAGCCAACACAGCTTTTCAGCGGCATAATGGACATGCTGACCCTGACGGCATCCGGCACGGATGAGGGCGTGACCCATGAGGCGCAGGTTTCCGTCCTGACGGGGCAGGAGGCGCGGTCATCCGCATCACTGAGTCATTCGGATGAAGATCAGCGGCGCAAATACCCGGCTGACACGGCGGGACGGCATACGATCCTGGCCTATGCAAAGGCCCAACGACTGACCTGGCCTGAAACGTGACGCCTGAACAAGTGCTGGCAGAAGTGGACCGCGTGATGGGCGCGCGGTGGGAATGGGGCGTGGCGGATTGCTGCGCCTGTGCGGCCGACGTGTTCGACGCAATCTGGGGCATTGATCCCATGGCACCGGTTCGCGGCACCTATAACGACGCAATGGGTGCTTATCGGCTGATCCGAGATTGGGGAGGCTTCCCGGCGATGGCTGATGCCATGGCGCGGATTGCACGCCTTGAAGTGGGTTCAGGTCAGCCTGGCGAGATTGGATTATCGGCCCCCGGAAACGCGGGGGGGCCGGACGGACGGGCGATGCTGATTTGCATCCAGCCGGGGCAATGGGCAGGGAAAAGCGAGATGGGATATGTCGTGTTGCCCGGCGTCGAGAGGTGCTGGCGTGCTGCGTAGGCTGCTGCTTGCCACTACGGCGCTCGTCTGCCTGTCGGGCAAGCCTGCGCAGGCCGGGCCGGTCGTAGGGGCCATTTCCGCTATCAGCGGGTGGCTCACAACGACATTCGGCGCAGCCTTGGGTGGTGCTATTGCCAATATCGGCGCGTCTCTGATCCTGAACCTTGCCGCCAACGCGCTGATGGGCAAGCGCAGCATGAGGCAGCAGGATATCATCCGCGAACTGCACCAGCCAACCAGCCTTCCATCTTATCGGTATGTCTATGGCGAATGTTGGGCACCCGGCACCCCGGCCCCCGTGCGCGTGAAGGGCAAGATCCTCTATGCCTGCTACATCCTGAACAGCCGTCGATCACAAGGCCCGTTCACCGTCCATCTGGACAAGCGGAAGGTCGAGGCAACCGGCAACCCCTATGACTTCGCAGGCAGCGGTGCCACGGCCACAAACGACCCTTTTGACGGGCATTGCCAATATTGGATCGGGCGTGGTGATCAGGCATCGCCACCGGCGCAAATTTTGGCGGAGGCGGGTGATATTTTCAGCGCCTCGGATGGTTGGCGCGGTGTTACCGTCCTATGGCTCCGTCTAGATGTAGGCAAGAACGAGGACCGTCAGGAACGCTGGCCTGCCACGCCTCCGGAGGTCATGGTTGGCGGCAAGTGGTCGCGCGTCCGCGATCCCCGCAATCCCTCGGCTCCGCCTGCATGGTCCGCTAATCAGGCGCTTTGCACGCTCGACGCCCTGCGAGAAAACCCGCTGCGGCCCTATGACGACCGGAATCTGTGGCTGGAAACATTCGCTTGGGCTGCGGATGAATCTGACAAGCCATTCGCGGTGAAGGGCGGCGGGAGCATTCCGAAGTTCCAAGCAAACGGCGTGTTGGTGTTCAGCCCCGGCCAGGAACTGGAGGACACGGTTATCCCGCTGGTAGAGGCTGGCGCTTCGCAGATCATTCGTGTGGGTGGTCGGCTTGGGCTGGTCCCGGCAGTCTGGCAAGAGCCGGTGATGACCATCAGCGACGTGCTGGATGACCAGCCGATGACCTTCAATCGCTCCCGCCCCCTTGGCGAGTTGGTGACGGAGGTGCAGGCCACCTATACATCGCCCGAGCGCATGTATGAGGATGCCACGACGCCGGTCTATACTTTGGCAGGGGCGCAGGAGGAGGACGGCGGGCTGCCGCGCCTCGGTCAGTACGACCTGGGCTTCGTGACCGACCACCGCCAGGCGCAATACGTTGCTGCCATCATGGGGCGCAGGACGCGGATGCAGAGGTCATGGTCTGGCGTTCTGCCGGGCGATGCTTTCGACTTAGTGGCAGGTTCGGTGATGCAGCTTGATCTGCCCGCGCCCTATACGCGGCGTAACGGCGTCTACAAGGTCGAGAGCATCCATCCCGGCTTTGACCCGGTGGGCTTGGAAGGGGTGGCTATGCGCTGCCCGGTCATGCTGCGCGAGGAAAGCCCCGACATCTACGCTTGGAACCCGTGGGTTGACGAGCAGGATGTCACGCTTGAGGATTTTGACCCGACCATCAAGGGCCTGCAACCGCCCGGCGCAATCAGCTTGACCAGTGATGCCAGCACGACGCTCACCAGCGGCGATACGTCGATTGTCCGCATCAGGTTCGAGGCCGATCCATCGACTTCGGCAAGTGCTGTCAGCTATGAATGGCAGTTTCAGCAGATGGGCGAGCCGTGGCAGGCCGGAGGCACCATCGACGGCGAAATTCGGGACGCGGACGGCGACGTGTTTGGCTATGCCGCGCCAGTCGTTGTCGGACAGGACTACCGCGTCCAGATGCGGACACTGGGCATTGGCACGGCATCTGAATGGGTCCAGTCGGGGTTCATCACAGCATCGGCAGGCGGCTATCTAGCCCCCGCCCCGACTCCGGTTAGCGCCGTGGGTGGGGATGGGCAGATCGCCGCGACCTTCCGCGCGCCCAACGACGCGGATTATCGGGCCATGGAGATATGGCAATCCGCGTCGAATACCAGCACTGCGGCGGCACTTCTCGCGGGGCCGATCTATGGCGCGGCCAACAGCACGACGACAGAGGTCCACACGGGGCTGAGCAGCGGGGTAACCCGTTACTACTTCGCTCGATCCATCGACCGGAACGGGCAGCCGTCGCCGTTCAGCGCCTCGATCAGCGCCACCACCACATAAAAATTCATGGAGTCCACATGGCTGCGCCAACCGTAACGATGGTCCTGCAAGGGACCGACGCCAATCCGACTGCGAACCGGGAACAGTTTCTAGGGTCGATCAACGGTGCCCTCAAGACTGCTGACGATAAGACAGAAGCCTTAGCCGGTCGCACCACTACGCTTGAGCAGACTGCTGTCTCGCAGGCGGGCGAGATTGAGACGATCCGGGAACTGGCTTTCGATGCGGGCGATGTCTACGAAACCACGGCCGCAGGACTTGCTGGGACGACCGAGGGTCAGCAGTTCAAGGTCGCGTCCAGTGACCCGAACATTGCTCACCTGATATACAGCCATGACGCGGGCGGGGTTGCAACTCTGATCGTGACTGTCCCAAGTGTTGCGGCTCTGGCAGACAAGGCCCCGGCTGCCAATGCCCCCAAGGTCTTTGGTTCGCGCAGTGACGCCGTGACCGCCGGGCAGGCTGCTATTCAAGGGGTTGGGGCCTAT